CATACTCAACATCTTCAAACTTCAAACGTTTCTGTTCATCGTATTCGATTGTCCGTATTTCAAACATCAATTCTGGTTTCATTCCGATTGTTCGTGCTTCGTAAAATTCCTTTTGTCTGATTGATAACTTCCTTGCGTATTTAATCGACCAAGTGTTGACACCCATTACTGGTTCGCCATTCACTATGGTTTCGGTATAAGTACCCAAGTAGATAATGTATTTACGTCGCAACTTTTTCGTACTCCCCATATTGCATAAGCGAAGCCACAAAGCTTTGATATATTCCAATCAACATCTCTGTATCATCAGGCTCTCCAAAGTTAGCACGAACATACAATCGGATTGCTTTTCTTATCAACACATTCGCTTCGTCATTTATTACCCCTAAAATATCAAGCTGATGTTTACACTCATCAATCATTTCTTGTAATACCACATCAAAAGCTGTGGTTGTTATTCCTAAATCGTTTTTAATTATTGCTAACATTTCATCACTCCTTTAATTAGAAAAGGGAGATTTCTCTCCCTATACTTAATCAATTTATACTTGTTTAACTGTAAAGATAACAAATGATTTGTCGTTGGATAATTTACATTCGAAACGTGCATAACCTGCATAAATATCAACGTGTTTTGCAATATCTCTGTCTTTTTCAACCATAATATCTGTAATCATATTACCAATTACTTTTTTAGGTGCTCCAACTAAGAACACATTTGCTGGGACTGAATCTTCAACTTTAACTGGTGCTCCAATTAAACGACCAGCGAATCCTGAATTTGCGTCAGGAAGAAGATTGGTCGACCTGTTGTATCAACAATAGATGTCAAGTATCCATAAATAGCTGCGTCGTTTGCATAAATAACTTTGTCTTTTGCTTGTTTTAGTAAAGCAAACAATGAGTTAAGTTCTGCATAAGTTGTTTCTTTAACNNCTGCGGAAGTTACTTTATTAGCTGTTGCTGTATCTGCTGTGATTTGTGCAACGATATCGGCTGCAAGTGCTGCTCCTAAACGTTCACCGATTTCAGATGTTAAGTACTGTTCAAGTGCTCCACCCGACATTGTTCCAAGTGCATAAGACACATAAACAACCTTAGCAAAGTCTTTACCACTTAATGTAACCTTAGCAAATGTATTTTCTTCATCTGCTGGTGCAACACCTTGTGCTGTTACTGCTGCGTCGCCTGCAGCGATTGCATTATGTAATGTTACTTCTAAAATTGAGCCAGTGCGATATAGAGTAATATCTCCCAAGATTGGGTGACTTTCTTCCATATTCGACCAAATCATGTTTAATGTTTCAACTGGTAATGACCCGCCGAAATTACTTGTTACATGGGTAAACGCTCTTTCTTCAACTTCATTTAATACTTCGTCTGCCATTTTCTTGAAATAAGCTGAACGATATTCAGGCGATTTGATTGTGTATTTTTCCATTGTCAATGCTCCGTTTCCTTCTTGTGGTTTTTCCACATAATCTTCACTTTCAAGAGCACGTTTTGCTAACGCTTCTCTTTCTTCTACTATTTTATTTAGTTGTGATTCTCGTGCGTCTAATTCATCCCATTCAGTGTTTAATACCTCTGCATTAATTTCTTCTGATTTGGTTTCAACTAGGTTTTTAATTTCTGACTTTCTTTGCTTAATTTCTGCAAATGTCATTTCTGCAATATTCATTCTTTACCTACTTTCTGTTTTAATTCATTCATTGCTCTCTCGTGCTTGATTGCCTCCGCATTCAATTTATTTTCTTTTTCAGCCTCCACTTCAAAGAAACTACGAGCATTAATGCTTGTGTTTTCGTATGCTGGGAACGTTACCGCAGATACGTCATACAAGCGATCTATCTTCTCAATTCTTCGTGTACGAGTTTTCTTATCGTATGACTCCGAAGAAATTGTAAAAGCAAAACTCATTTTGTCGTAAAAACCATTTTCGATATCTTCGTGCAACTCACGACCGGTTGCATTTCTTGACAAGTCTGCCGAAATAAAAAGGCCACTTTCGTTTGCCTTTAATTCCAACGTTCCATTTTTTGTTTTCGCTGCTGGTTTACCTTTGTGGTCTATTACCAACACCACATCATCAATCTTTGCTTCTTCAAATGCACTCCTTGATATAACTTCATAAAATTGCATTCCATCGACTTCAAACATCAATGTAGGATTCTCGAAGGTAACTGCTTGACCTTCTACTCTCATCTCTTTGGTTTCAAAGTCAAAGTTTCTATATTGTCTATTGTTTGTTATCATCTTTATTCTTCTCCTTTATAGGTAATTCCTGATTTTGAATACCGTTGTTTTCAACTTCAACTACCTTGGCATAATCCAATCTTATGAAGAATAAGTCACCATTTTCAATTGGTGGTAGGTTAAAAACTTCTCTGCTTTCGTTATGTGTGAACATCCCTCTATCAAATAATTGAGTGACTAAACTTAGTTTAGTTGCGTTACTGGCATACTGTAATCTTGATGAACCATATATGCACTGCGAGCCACTTTCGATGTCCTTCTCGTTGAATAACATTGAAGTAACCACTTGGCTTAACTGAATTAAAAAAGGCTCTAATTTAGCCTCATAATATGACTCCCAAACTCCTTCGGTGGCTTTTGATTGTAGTATGTCTTTATTGATTCCAAAGTAACTATAAACATTGTCATTGATTAAAGCTGTTTGTTCTGCGTCAACTGTATAAGGTGATGATTTAACTTGTTGAACGTCTGAATATTTTGTATCATATATAAACACTCCACCGTTGTTGTCACTCGATAAGTTAATATCCCTTAATCGTTGTTGTTCTCTCTTCAAATCATCTGGTTTTTAAAATTTGCAAGTTTAGCCATGAATCGAATCGTTGCTGATTGCTCAACTGAATTGATAATTGCTTGTTGTTGCATTGACAACAAGTTCATTGTTGTATCAAGTGGTGCGTTGCTTTCTCCAAAGAACTCATTACGATAAAAGTGATTTCGCATATGACCAACTTCTTCATAAGGGATTGCATAAGTTTCTGGCACTTTGCTTGTTCCATATACTTTATACTTCAACATCATCTTGCCACCACTCACTCGTGTGATTTTGCAATCAGCTCCACGAACTGGGTATAAGCCAACAATCTTTCCAGCACTTCTATCTTCGTAAATTGGTATGATGAAAGCATTGTTTTCTGCTTCGTAAATGGAAGCAAGCTTATAAAGAAACTGTGAAGCTGTCATCAATTCATTCGGCTTATTTTGCAAAGTTCCTTGAAGTCGATTATACTTATTACCTTTGACAATCGGACTTGCTTTTGACACATGAGTTGCAAAAGTGTGAATCGAAGCTCGTGTCAATTCCATTTCATACACACCACCGCTAAACGTTCTAAACGTTGGCGAATAGGCTGTGAACGATTTAAAATAAGTGTCCATAATTTTTGATCGTTCTTCTCTTGCAAAATATGGTTGTAAAATTCTATCTAATAACCCCATTGGCTCACTCCTCCTGCATATTTATATAATCGTCATAATGTTTATACAAAATGACATATGCGTCTATTAAACTCACAACACCGTCTATTCTTTGTTTTTGGTTTCTACCTTTGATTGGTCTGATGTTGTCATTCTCATCTCGCTTAACATTTGTATTAGTTAAATTCCAACGCAATATATTTGTATCGTTATAATTAACTAACTTATTCATTAAATCGGCTTCAAATTCTTTCATCGGTTGGCTCATGGTTTGAGCACCTTGAATAACGGATTCCATTTTGAATCCATTTTGTGACATTTCTTCTACCCAATATTGAGCACCCCATTGGTCATAACCAATCCATAATGGGAAGATGTCATATTCTTCTCGCATTTGAACAAACCATTTTGTCACATCTGAATAATCAACTCTTGCCCCTTCACAAAAAACAATATCCTTTTTCCATAAGTCATAAGGTATTTTATCTTCGTGAATTTTCTTCTCAAGCCCTTCTTCTGGTATGAAGTATTTTTGTAATACATACTTGATTCCTTTTTTAATTACAATCAATGTTGCACACGTTAAATCGGTTGTGCTTGATAAATCAGCACCGCCTACCGCATATGAATCACGCAAGTATTCAATATCAAACTTTAAACCGTTATAAATAACATCATAAGGAAGCCATGTTTCTTCTTTGCTCCCTTTAATATTGAAGTCTTTAATTAACACTCCGTTTTTGGATTTATAATCATTCTTAGCACGTTTAACCATATCAGTTAGATATTTCAAACCTTTGATCGTTCCAAGTGCTGGATTTGACTTAATCCACATCTTAGGGTCTTTCCATTCTTCTTTATCATCTAACTCATACATGATAGGAAGGAACGTATTGTCCTTTATAGTGCCGTCAAGCACTGATTGAGCATAGGAGTATATATCATCATAGATACTTTCTCTGACTGTCCCAGCGGTTGTAATCATCACTAAGAGCGGTTGACGTCTTGCACTCATGGATTGACGCATAACTTCATACAGTTCACGATCACGTATCGCATGTAGTTCATCAATAATAACCAAGTGACTATCTAATCCATCAAGTGTTTTACTGTCGCTTGCCAATGCAGAGAATGACGATAACGTTTTTGGAACATACACATCTGTTCTTCTTTTGTTTGTGACCGACTGTAAAGCCTTTGAATATTTACGGGTTGCCACAATTGCATTAAATGTTTTCTTAGCTTGGTCTAACTTTGTAGCTACTGAATAACATTCTGCACTTGCTTCTTTGTCGGCAACAAGCATATAAAATGCAATCGCTGCCAATAGTGTTGTCTTACCATTCTTACGACTGACTAAAAATAATGTTTCTTGGAATCTTCTAAATCCTGTATCACGATAAATAAACCCAAACAATGCTTCGATAAATGCTTTTTGAAACAACTCTAACTTCAAAGGTGTTCCTGCTATTCCTGTGGATTGCTTAACAAACTTTTCAATGAATCGAATAGGTCGTGAAGCCTTTTCTTCGCTAAAATAAAAAGGCAGCTTAGGATTGTCAATTTCCTCTACTAACCTTGTATATATTTTAATAATCTTTTTGGAAGCAACTATCTTGCCACTTGTAATTTGTTTCTGATATTCTTGTAAGTACATATTAAATCCATTCTTGGATTTCGTCTTTTATTGATTTTTCTACTTCAACAGGAAGCAAGTCGTTCAACTGTTTAATAATACTTTGATAGTTCTTGTTCATAGTATTATACAATTGCGATACTGGACGAGTGCGTTCGTATGAATCTAACTTTTCGGATTGGCTAAACTGTTCAACATATCCAAACTCATCAATGTCGGCTTCAAACACTTCTAATGTAACAAGCATATAAGAAGCACGTTTTATTAAGCCTTGTACCAATGATTTGCGCCCAGAAGGAATGTCTTTGAATAACGTCAACAGTCTTTTGGTTTCTTTTTCAATTCGTTTTGACTTTCCCAAACGAACACCTTCTTTCTATTTTTGGTAGGGGTTGCACATATGTCAGTTCCGATGTACCCAATG